CTAGCTTAACAATAGTGTGTTTATGTGAAGGATGTGAATTACCATCTTCATCAGTTGAATGAGGTAAAGCTGCTATTTTTAATTCTGCTGCTTCTTGTGAATCAAATTCGTATTTACTAATTTTCATATTTATTTACTTTTGTTATTATTATAGGTGTAATTGTTACTTATGTTGTTAATGCTGCTAATTCGCTATTTGATAATCTTGTGTTATAAAGTTTTGCTTGTTTTGATTGAAAAACTTGAGCCTTTACTGCTTCATCAAATCTGTCGGCAATGCGATAATTGCTTGTACTTGGAACAACAAATGAAGATGTTGAGCCTACTTGAACACCATTGATATAAAAAACAGCGTCATTGCTTTTGTATGCAATAGCTAATTTGTCGTTACCAGTTGATGTGTTGGTAGATGTGAAAAGCCATTGGGTTGAACCACCAGCTTCGCTATATAGCCCAAATTTACTTGATGTGTTGTAAAACATATGTATTCGGTTTGAACCAGTACCATCATCAATACTGCAAAAATCAGCTCCAAGACTACCACTTACGATTGTTCCAACATTTGCAAATATAGTCCCCTCTGTTTGTCCTATAACACCATCTGGAGGAGTTTGACTACAACTATCAGCCACTCTCGTTACAGCACTTCCACTTGTTGGTATATAAGAAGTAGCGTAGCTTGCTTGTTCTACTTGTGCTCCCCATACTTGTATATCTCTTGCAGTAGCACCACCAAAAGTGTTAATCAAAAGCAAAGAACTTAAAGATGTAGATGTAACTTCTATCCTCTGCCAATCTGCTGTCAACGTTCTTAATGCGCCGACACCACCCGTATCAAATTCTATTGTTTCTCCTGCTGTTCCTTTAATGTAAACACTTCCTGTTGATGTAACGCCTGTACCAAGAGATGTAGTTATATTTATGTGTTGATTTGAACTCGTAAATTGAACCCTTGATGAATTTTGTAAACCATTGGGACTTACGCTATAATTAGGTGTAATAGTTATTGCAGCAGATGATTTATTCCATTGACTAAAATCTTCACTATAAGTAACTAAATTAGTCCTACTAGGCTCTAATAATAAAGCACCTTTAGTATTTCCTTGAAAGTCTATTCTTGGTATTCCACTACCTACTGTTTCTATTAAACCAGATTGATTAACTGTTGTTCCACTTGATGCTCTTGTAAAGTCAAAAGGTAGAGGTTTAAAGTTAGCGTTCTCGTCATTATACGCAAGAGCTGTTCCGTTACCAGTTGCCCATTGTCCATTACCAAATTTTAATGTATTAGCCATTGTATATTATGTTTAAATTTAATTCGTTTACCATAGACACCCAGTTTCTGTATGATGTTAATGTTTCTAGTTCTAGGTCTGTTAGTGCTGTATCGTAGTAGCCAAGTTCTTTTGTTTTTCCGTAGAAATTAATAGCATTTGTTGGATAACTAAATGAAAGATTTTTTAAGCCACTTGGAGTGTTAGCACTTGTATCAAATCCTACTTTAAAGCCATTTAACCAAAAACTTATGTCATTTGATTTATATTTAATTAACAATTTGTTCGGTTGAATTTGTGAGACAGTTGTAGATAATGATGCTTGTGTTGAACCTCCAGAAACCACAAGACCAAAAATAGTATTAACTGCTCCACTAAATGAAATATATATATTATTGCTTGTTGTTCCATCTGATAAACTAATAATTTTTTCAGTAACACCTTCTTGTAAAGTAGCAGTATTAACAAACAATACTCCCTCACTATCATTAAAAACTTCACTATTACCAGAGTTATTACAAGTCTCTGTTGCTCTTGTTACTGTTGAGCCAGATGTTGGGATGTAAGATGTAGGGTATGAGCCTTCTATTTGAGCTCCCCATATATATATATATTTTCCATTTGCATCTGCATTACTATCAAACACTGCTCCTTCTATGCTTTTACATACATACAAATTTGCTGAACCATTCAAATCTGATGAGCCTATTGTGGATTTAAAAATACATCTATACCATCCATTTCCATAATTAATAATACTTGCTCCTGTGCCTGATACTATGCCATTTTCTAAATCAAATCTCACATTTCCACCTCCATCATATCCAAGTAGAGATAATTGTACAAAATTATTATTGCCTGATTTAGCAAAAAAACTAAAAGTATAATCTCCTGCACTTGAAAAGTTTTGAAAGTCAAATAATCTTATAGATGTCGATGTACCATCTCCTTCTATTTTTGTTGCATTTTGAGTTCCATCAGGAGAATTTGTGTCATTAGCTGTCAATGTTCCACCTGTTAATCCTTGCCAAGAAGATGCGTTAAAATCTTCACTGTCTGGAAATAAGTTTGTTGAAGCTGGCTCTAACAAAAGAACACCATCAGCACTATCTGTATAGTCTATTCTTGCTATATCTTGCCCCATTGTTTCTATTAGACCATCTTTGTTTACTCTTGTTCCTATACTTGCTCTTGCAAAAGAGAAAGGCAAAGGCTTATAGTTATTATTGATGTCGTTGTATGCCAGTACAGAATCTTCTTTAGCTGCCCATACTTTATTTCCAAATTTTAGTGTTTGTGCCATTAGTAATTTGTATATAATTGAGATGTAATCATTTCTTGTAATGATGTCCAACTTGTTAGTGTTTCTAATTGTGCGTCTGTTAATGCTGAATCAAAGTATTGTAGTTCTCTAGTTTTTCCGTAGAAATCAAAAGCACCATCGCCTCTTTCAAAACGAAGTGTATTTAAAGTGTTATTAGGAAAAGTAGAAGCAGATGTATCTACAACAATTTCAAAACCATTTACCCAAAAACTAACGTCATTTTCTTTGTATTTTAATGCAGTTTTACTAAATGTTGTAATATCATTTAATGTGACACCATAGGTTTCTCCAACACCACCTACATATAATAATGCTTGTAAAACATTAGATGTACTTCTGTACCTTAATTGTATAATATTTGAATTACTTCCGTCAGAAATAGTAATGTTTCTAAAAGTTAAATCATCAGACAAAGCACTTATCTCTGCCATCAAAACACCTTCTGAATCGTTAAACGTAGCTGCATCTCCAGAGCCAGTAGCAGATTCTGCTGCTCTTGTAATTGCTGTTCCATTAGTAGGAATGTAGCTTGTTGGGTATGTTAAAGCTTCTAATTGTGCGCCAAATGTGTAAATTCCACTTGTTCCATTGCCAGTAACTGCAAGAGTATTGCTTACATTATCGTTTACACCTATATAAAAGTTATCATTTGCAGATTGTGTAAAAGTTATACTATAACGATACCAACCATTTCCATAATTTTCAATTTTAAAACTTGTTGGTGGATTTACGTAATGAGTTCTGTAAGCATATGTATTTAAATTAAAAAATGCTCCAGTAGTACCAGTTCCAATAAATAAACCTTCAAACCCTCCTTTTTTAGCAAACACAGATGCAGTATAAGTATTTGCCGTTATTCCTTGAGCTATTACTTTGTTTGAAGAACCACTTGTTGCAACAAGTTTACTTGCGTTTAACGAGCCATCTGGACTTATTAGTGAATTAGATGTTACTGTAATTCCTATTAATTGCCATTGACTAAAATTCTCTGAATAAGTAACCGAGTTAGTAGAAGCTGGTTCTAAAAGGTAATGAGGGCAATTAACTACTTTACCATTTAATAAGTCGTAGTTTAGTCTTGATTGGTTTCCTACAATTTGTACTATTGATACGTTGTCTATTGAGCCAGAAAAAGAACCACCATAAAATCTTAAATTTCCAGTTGAAGTTGTAGTAAAATTAAATGTTTTAAGACCAACTCCAGATGTTGTTTGAGCAGATGAACCACCTAAATCAACAGACAAACTACCACTTGTGTATGCAGTTACATTAAATGTCAATTTATATTGTTTACTAGCAATAACACCTATGTTTTGCTGTAAATTTCCACTTGCAGTAACTCCAACAGCGTTACCACCACTAATGCTCCATCCAGAACCTAAACTCCAATCACTATTATTATCAAAGTTTCCGTTAGTAACTAACTCACTTCCAAATGCTCCTACTTCTTGTATAAATCCAGTTGGTGCTATTCTAGTAGCAGAACTATTACGAGTAAAGTCAAAGTCTCCTACTCCATCTGATGGGAGTACAGAATAAAACTTGTCTCCTTGTGCTGCTGGTATTAATGCTAATTTTGGTTTTGCCATTGTCTTAATTTTTTATACGTCTAATATTTGTGTTTCGTGAATCCAATCAGCGATACACTTAACTGCTTCAACTTCTTGTCTTTCATTCATAGCAAATTGACTTCCAAAAAAGTCTGGTTTACCAATAACTGAAGGTGCTGTTTGTATAGCGTTTCCCCACCAAGTATAATTGTAGTATAATCCCCAAGTTCCAGTATCCATTACTTCTTTGTTTTATAGTTATAATTTATTTCTATGTCTAGTGTGTTCGTTTGTGTCCACATATTTCTTTTTTAAGTATTGTACTAACTTTACAATATTCTCTTTTTTTTGTTTATATCTTATAATACCCATCCACCAAAATCTGCGTTAGAAGTGTCTGGATATGTATCATCTTGAGTATTTGCGTTGTACTCTGGATACGTATTTTGATTATACACCATAAAGTCTATAAAGTTATTAGTGTAAAATTGTGCTATGTCTCTATATTTCTCTACTAAATAATCAACCTCATCTTTATCTACTGTTACACTACTTTCTGATGTGTGTTTATATACACCACCATTAGCTACTGTATAAGCAGCAAAAGGCATATAGCATACTAATGCCCAATAAATAGTCATAGGCTTCACATACGTCTCTAAAAGTGTCTTATAAGCAGCGTTAGCTGGGTCGTTTATAGTTCCAGCTATAATTAATGCTTGTATCTTTTCTAAAAGTTTAGTTCCTAAATAATTTTGTACCTCTGTATCTTGTGCAATCTCTACCATATAGATAAACTTGTCTGGGTCTACATTACCAGAAAGTACAGAATACCTTTTAATGTCTTTAGTTGTTATAAATAATGCTTTTGCCATTTCTTATCTTATTTAGGGTATGCTCCTCTATTAGGCATATTCTCTGGCGCAATTCCAGCTTGTTTAGAACCTCTTGGGTTTTTCATATAACTTTTAGGAATAGTTCTTGTCTTTTTATAGTTTCCTAAATTCTCTGATGGCTCTGTATTGCTTTCTAGCCTATATAAGACCTTTTTCCATTTGTGTCTACAGTATATACCACCTTTGAACTTAAACAAGTCGTAAGACCTACCTTTATGCCCTAATTCTCTATTAACACCCTCTCTACTTGCTCTGTCTATGTCCTCTATTGTCCATACAGTACCAGCACTTGCCATATTCATCATATTTCTGCAAAAGTCTCTTTGAGAACTACTTGCTTTTGATGAACCTATTGCGTAAGTGTATCTTATTTTATATAATCCGTTTTTAGAATCTAAATAACTAAAAGAGCTTCCCTTTTTCTTGGAAGTTATTTCATCTTTTAAACCTAACAAACCTTTTACTTTAGATAGTGTGCTTTTCTTCTCGTTTATTAAGTAATTTGCCCAATCTTCATTGTCTATGTCGCTATCTTCGTCTATTTCATCAACAAACACATATTCTTCTGACATTTGTTCTCCACTCTCTGCTAAATGACCTAATATATTCTCGGATTCTTCTTCTGTTAATTCTTCTTCTGAATCTGATGAACAACAAGTCTTACTTAACTCATATCCAGTTTCTTCTTCTATGATTTCTTCATTAACTATGTCAATATCACTAAAATCAAGAGGTTTAAGAGTCTTAAAATATAAATCTAATGCTATATCATTAATTGATAATATTGTGTCTATACACTCTATTACTTGGTCTTGAAAGCATTGTATAACTATGTTGTCAAATAGTTGTGTTGCGTTCTTTATTTCTTCTGCATTGTTTCCTAGTCCATCATTACCTTCACGTATTCCTAGAAGCATTGGAGATGTAACCCTATGACCAACGATTAATTTTCTAAAGCACTCATCAGCTAAATACTGAT